ATGGCAAGGAACAAGCTGAAGGCGCTAGAAGTCCGCAACGGAGAGGGGAAACTCTTCGACGGCGCCGGCTTGTATCTGCAGAAAAGAGCGATCGACAAAGGCCGCTGGGTGTATCGCTACAAGTTCCAAGGCCGCAGCCGTGAGATGGGCCTGGGCCCCTACCCGACCGTAAGCCTTGCCGATGCGAGAAAGGCGCGTGACCAGTGGGAGGCCGTGTTGAAATCCGGCGAAGACCCAATGGCTACCCGTGACCGGCAACGCGAGGACGAACGAGCTGCAGCCAGTAGAAAAGACCCCACCTTCGAAGAGGCCGCCCATACAACCTTTGACGCTAAGAAGGCGGGCCTGCGGCGGAACGGCGCCTCCGGCAAGTGGATGAGCCCGATCCGGCTCTACATGGTCCCGGCCCTTGGTGACATGCGAATGTCCCAGATCCACCAGTCCGACATTCATGGCGCGCTCTCACCGATCTGGCATACCAAGCACCCTACCGCCGAGAAGGCGATCCAGCGCACCAAGATCATCTTCGAGCACATGCGGTTCTCCGGGGTCGAGTGTGATCCGTTCGTGGTGGATATGGCCAAGCACATGCTTGGGGAGGTCAGGCGCCAGGTGAAGAAGACACCGGCATCGGACTGGCATGACATTCCCCGGATCTATGCCGCTCTGGATCGGGACGACGCATCACACCTTTGCCTGCGCTTCAAGATCTTGACCCTAGTAAGATCGGCTGGCGTACGGGATGCCCGGTTTGATGAAGTGGACGGTGATGTTTGGACGGTGCCGCAAGACCGTATGAAGGGAAGTGAGGGCCGGGTCTTTGATTTTCGAGTGCCCCTATCGTCCGCGGCGCTTGAAATTGTGGCACGAGCCGAGGCATGGCGCCGCGGGCCGTACATGTTCCCAGGGGGGCGCAGCGGTGGAGTATCCGAGGTTGCGATCAACAAAGTCTTCAAGAAAATCGATCCGAACGGAACGCCGCACGGATTGCGAACCAGCTTTAGAACCTGGATCCAAGACACTGATGCTGCTCATTATGATGTCGCTGAGACCGCGTTGGCGCATATCGTTGGTGGAAAGGTCGAGCGCGCTTACGCCAGATCCGATCTGTTGGATCGGCGCAGGACGTTGATGGAATCGTGGGCATCATTCGTGACAGGCGAAAACGCCAATGTCGTTCCAATTCGTGGCCGCAAATAGCCCATGCTTTGCCTCCAAATCAAATGCCCCTGTGGGCACTTCGGCCGGGTCTTTGATCAGCAGGTAGTGATGAAGTGGCGCGCAGGTGAAAACCCTGGCATCCGCTGCAGCCGGTGCGGTGGAAGGGAGCAGCTGGAGATCACCAGAAGCTTCTATGTCGAGGTGAACCAGATGGCGTCCGGGTATGGCGCTGTTTCACGAGGGGATGACGAATGAACGCAGAGCGATTGGAAGACGGATCGGTGCGGATCTTCGGGCCTGTCTGGGAAGACGTGTTCCCGGAAGACAAACGCGAAGGCTGGATCAAATTCTATGACCGCATGCACGCTGACTACGGGTACCCCACATACAAACAGGCCGCGGATGCGCTGAGGAACCTCGGAACCGGCTGACAGATTGAGAAATATCGCATAGCGAGAAAAAACTTTGCATTTTGAAATTACCATCCCGATATTCAAAGAACCATTGAGCTTTGGGAGGAATAGATGCGCTGGATTGCCTTATTGCCGATTATCATGCTGCCTGGGTGCATGTCATCAAAGCCAATCTGGTACAAACCAGACACTCCACCGGCGATGAGCTTTAATGCTGCAACTGATTGTGAGGTAGAGGCATTGAGGAAGGTGCCTCCAAGCAACCAGCTCCGCACGTCGCCGGTCTTCCACACCCCCATGACGGTTCAGTGCAATGAGTTCACCAACTCTTGCTCTGCATATGGTGGGAACACCTATGGCGGCCAGACCTATTCTGTAGATGCCAATGCAGGCCTCAGGCAGAACGTCATCCAGCAATGCATGGCAAAACGTGGCTGGCAGCTGGTCAATCTCCCGCCCTGTGGCGTAAACGAGCACAACACCTATCTGGAAAACCCAGCAGCATACCGGAAACCGAAATCGGTTGATGCGACCAGCTGCGCAATTCTCGATCAAGCCCGCAATGAGTGGGTGATTTTCACGCCCTAATAATCATCGGCGCGGTCAAGTCCTGGGGTCTGGTAGGTCTCCACCTGGTAATCCCATACCAGTTCAAAGACCTGATCGCAGACCTGCTCGAATGAGCCGATGTATTCGGACTCCAATTCGGTTAACGCCAATTTCAGAGATTCGTCTTTTGCCTTTTCGTAGGCCACAAATTCAGGGGCAGATTTCAGCCCCTGCTTTTCTCCAACCGAATAGGCCAAGAACAGCGCGATAAAAACCGCAATACCTAATATGAGGTTGCTGAAATTCACTCGGCCTGCGGTCCCATCTTCTCGATAAACTTGGCGTTGAACTCAAGATAGAGCGTGTTGCGATCATCTTTTAGAGGCTTCAGTCTTGCCTCGCGCTGTCGCCCCGTCAATGTCTCGTCGGCATAGACGGCCTCCAGACGGTCACCGATTTTCTTCCTGCGCTTCTCTGCGGCACGAAGAGCGAACCACAACCCATTGAGATCCTTCATCTCCTGCGTCATGGGATGTCCGGTTTCCTGAGAAAGCTTGGATTGCTTTCTCGCCTCCTGAACAGCTTCCCTGAATTCGAAATAGCGGTTCTGGTTCAGGAACTCCCCGGACTCGGTGTAGAGAACCCGGACAAGGGGAAGCTCATAGGCTGATGTCTGATCAATCGTACCCTCGGCCGCGCGCTCAGCGACACCGTACATCCGGCCAGCAAAGCGCCCGGCGCCACCAGTCATGAACTTGAAGAAGTGGTCGATGTACTCGGGTGATACGTCGATGAGGCCGGATTCGAGGGGAGATCCACCGGTGGCAGTATTCAGCCCCCGCGCAACCGCCCGAGACGGCGCACTGGCGTTGAACTCCTTGTAAGCCTGGGGCCCATAGTCGCCATAGGGGTTTTCCGGCCGGATCGGGCGCCCGAGCCAGTCCCTGTTGTTGTCGAACTCGTTGGCGAAGTCCAACACCGTCGGCGCCAGCATCTCGAAGCCGCTTTCACCCGCGATCGGGGAGAACGCGCCTACGGTGGCCTTCAGCAGCTGACCGGCGGCCTCGTCAGGGGATTTGACACCGCGCACGATCTTCCCAAGCTGCTGACCAGCGAAGAAGAACACGTTGTAGCCATAAGGCAGCGGGATCGTGATATAGCCCTCGTCATTCAAAGGCGTCGCCACGATGATGTTCCGCTCGGATTTGTAGACCGGCAGCTGGTCGTATTCGAGCTCCCCATCATCATCGGTGCCGGACAGCATGGCCGCCAGCAGGTCATTGGCGAAGCCGAAGAGGACCATACCCCCGACGATCTTCTTGACCTGCCGCGACCGCATCGCCTTCAGGATCACATGGGAGCCTTGGATCGCAGCATTTGCAAATGGATACCAGGCGTTCATGGTGGCACCGATCTCACCGCGGCGGTTGAAGTTCACGGTGAGGTTTTTGGCGAGACTGGCTGCGTCGGCCTTGCTCCATCCGTTCTTCCGGGCCTCTGCATATGTCGCCAGACGCACAGCATTGTCGACCGCCATGTTCACGTTCTCGATCATGCTAAGAACGGGGTTATCGCGGGTCGAAGGCAATGCCAGCCGGGAGACAGTACCCGTCAGCTTACCTCTGGACGCGCGCGCCACACGCTTCTTGAAATCGACGCTCTGGCCTTCTGGATTGTCCACCTTCCAGAAATGGATCCGGCCGCCGGCTTCCGAATACTCGTTGAACCATTTCGCATATTCGGTATCGGTCTTGCCGCCAAGGCCTCGGTGGGCACCGCGCAGGGATTTGACCCAATCGCGCATTGCCGCCTTGCGCAGCTTGCCCGGGATGTTGCCGCCAGCCGCGCCAAGGTTAACCTGGGCCGTCATCATGTCGCGGAAGGCGTTCACGATGATGAATGGCGGCGAAAGCATGGTGTTGATTGAGCTGAAGTAGCGCGAGAACAGGCTGGCGATTGATGTCACCTTGCCCATCTCGTTCGTTCCCAGCTGGCCAAGAGCCTCAGCCAAGCGCGGATCCTTGAAGGTGATCCGGTGTTCCTTGCCGTCGACCTTCAGCGCCATCTCGTTCTCGGCCAGCGGCCGGGCCGCCGCGCCGACCACGCGGGTCTCTACCTTGCCGGTGGCGTTGTTATAGAACCGCTGTGTCTCCGGGGTGGAGATCTCATACATGGCCGGGTTCGGGTGACGAACTGCGAAATTGTACATCACCTTGGCGACGCGGTTCTTTTCGGCGCGAACGGTCACCTCCATCGCCTGCGTCAGCAGAGTTGCCAGCGGGTCGAAGGCTTCGGTGCTGCGCCCAAGGGCACGCTGCCCCTCTTTGCCACGAACATTGAACTTCCGCCCCATGGCCGTGCGCTTGTCGTTGACCACACCGTCGAACATGTCGTCTTCGGCGAACTTCTGGAGCGGGACATAGTGCTGGTACATGGTTCGCCAGATATGGGCGTCCTGTGCGCTCAGAAGACCGGCATCCTCGCGCGCGGTGATCATTTCCTTGCCCAGCTTGTCGGTGAGCGCGCCGATCTGGTCGAGACGCGCCTGATAGGGCCCTGACTGCTGCAGGATGGCATCTGCCTCCGCGTTGGTCAGGCCGGATCCACCGTCAGGCATCTGGTCGTTGATGGAGGCGATATGCGCGTTCCGCTCTTTGGCGTGCCGGGCCATGAGCCACAGGCTCACCGCGTCGGATCCTTCCCGGGTGGTGCCATTGTGATCGGTAATCTCGATCTTGGCTTCGGAGATCAGGTCAACAATCGGCTGGGTGAAGTTGGCGTCGATCTCATCGAGCAAATAGCCAACTCGGCCGGAATAGCGTTCCTCGGCGAAATAAGGCGATTCCTCCTTGCGGACGCCCTGCCCGGTCAGCTCTTCGGTGGCCTCCTCCATGCGGCGCAGAACAAGCATGCGGTCCTGCACCAGGCGCCGGAAGCGTTCGAAGCGGGTATCATCGGGGATCGCGGCCGAATGAGTGGAAACAGCTGTCGCCTGCACACCCTCCGGCTTCATCTTGCGCACAGCCGATGACGGGCGCTGGTACTTGGTCAGCTCCTCGCCGGTGACGCGGCCATCGCGAGATCCGACTTCCCCGCTCTCCACTGTCTCGAAGATGTCTTCTGGCGTGTTGATCCCCTGCCCAGTCAGCACCTCCTTCATCGCGCGGAAGAAGCGGCTGATTTTGGCGAAAACGGATTTCAGGCGTCCTTGGGCGGACTGCCCGTCAACATGGGCGGCAAAGGCTTCCGCAATTGCTTCCTCGATCTGCGCCTCTTTGGAAAGATCAGGATAGCGCGCCTCGATGTCATACTCGGCCATCCAGCGGCTTTCGGCCTCGGCGGCCAATGCGCTCCACTCGGCATCAGTGAACAGCCCGCGCGCGCGCAGAACGTGGATCGCCTCGTGGTTCACCGTGTTCATGCCATCGAGCGTGTTCCCGATCAGGATCTCGATCCCCTCGGGGCCGAATTCCACCGCCCCCTGCTCGCCCATGTCCTGGTCGATGGACAGATCCACGCCGCGGATCATCATCTTATCCAGCCGCGCTTTCAGCTCCGGCAGGAGGGCTTGCAGTTTAGCTGGGTCGCCGCGCCGACTTGGGCCTTGGCGTTGGTACATCCGCACGCCGGTGTCGGTCTCTTCGGTCTGGATGGTGTCGAACAAGTTGCGGAATGCCGCATTGATGTCGGCCCGCTCCTGCCCCTCTGGATATGGCTTCACATTGAAGAGGAGGTATTCCGGCAGGAGGTTGTGCTTTTCATAGGCGAGGAAGTCGTTGCGCGCGTCGATGTCCTTCAGCCGGTCATAGACATAGCTCTCGAAGGCCCGGGCAATCAGCTCGTGATTGGTCGCCCAATAGCCGGATGCGCGCCCGCGGTCCAAGATCCATGCCTCTGACACAAACTCGCTGGCGACGGTCTTGTCCTTGACCTTCTGCTCTTTGGCTTCGGCAAGGAACTGGTCGGCCCGTCGCTTGGCCTCGATCGCGAATTGCAGCTCCACCGCCGGGCCGGTGTCACGCCCCTGGTGCTTGCGATAGGCCTGCCGACCGCGCACGTCCTTGTAGATCTCGGCCAGCTGCAGCACAGGCTCATTGAACATCGGCGGGAAGGTCGAGCGGGATTTCGTCGGCGCTTCAACTTTTTCGCCCAACTTTCCGCTCTGAATACGCTTTATCAGCGTGTCGACCTTCAATAGCTGCGCCTTTGTGGCCGGTGCCTTCTTCCTGCCGTACCTCTGCTCGGTCGCCAATTCATCCCGGAACGACTTCAGCTTCTGCTCCAGCTGCTTGGCGGCACGGTTTTCGATCACCTCGCGGGTGCTGACATCCTCTTTGAACTCGGCCTTGCGCTTGGCAATGGTCTGCATCACGGCCTTGAAGGCCGCACGGACCTCCTCACGGACCCCGGAGCGGCTGTACTGGAACCCGTGGGAGGCATAATCCTTGGCCTGATCCTTGGCGTCGAACACCTCGTCACCGCGCTCATTGGTGATCTTCTCAGAGGAAGCCTTGCCGTCCTGGCGCCCGAAGTAGTGATCTGCTGCATGCATCCACTCATGGGCCAGAGCTCCGGCGCCTTGGATCTTGGTGAGATTGATGACCCCATAGTTGCGCTCATAATGCGCCCGGCCGCCGGTCAACCCATGCCCTCGGGATCCGAAAGCCAGAGCCAGATCACCGTTCAGAGAAATAGCCTTGGGCGGCACGCCCAGAATCTCTGACAGATCAAGGAAGGAATCGAAGGCTTGGTTCAGGATATGCTGACGCTCCGCCCCGTTGTTCCATTTCCCGAACTCCACGCCGCGGAAGCCAAACACCTCAGAGAAATCCTCGGGCGTCACGTCGCGACCATCCTTGCGGCGGTCCTCTCCCTCCCGCAGCGCCTGTTCCAGAGCCGGGTGGATCCGGTCATCCAGCCGCATGTCGGTCTCGATGATCTCAACCGCGTTTTTCGCCATGTATTCCATGGCTTCCTCGCGTGTCTTGAACCCATCCTTGAAGGTGTGGCTTTTCTTGCCGGTCACGCGGTCGATCGAGAACTCTTCTCCCTTGGAGCGGACGCGGTGGTTGCGCGCGACCTCGTAGAGCGGGATGGCTGCCTCGGCCTCGGCCTCGCTGTCGAACACCTTAACGCGGTATCCGTCGCGGACCTGTCGCCCGGACTTCTTGTCCTGAAGGATGAACTTTCCGGTCATGCCGCCGCTGTTATTCAGGTCGACCTGCTCCAGAACAGCATATCGCTTGCGCCAGGCGGGCGCGCTCTCTGCCTTAGACTTCTTTCCACGCGGTCCGGTCTTCTCTGCGATGTCCTTGCGGGCACCGCCGATCTTCTCGCCGAAGTCATCGATGCGCTCTTTCTTGACCGGCTCTTGATCCGTGCGCTCCTGCACAGGATCCGCAGGCTTAGGCTTGTAGCCTTCCTCGATCTCCTCCAGCACGGTATTGGCGACATCCGGGCCGAACTCTTCCGACAGTGCCTTGCGCGCGGCGACGACGCGCTCCGTTGCAGCCATGTAATCATCAAGATGGGCGTCATCATCGGGCAGGTCTTCCCGCGCGGTCCATTCCTTGCGCAGGATTTCCGTCAGCCTTCTTTGGTGCTTGGAGGGTTTTGACGCCTTCTGGCCTGCAGTTTCGCCTTTGGCCACCTCCGGCGCGGTGCTCGGGGCGTCGAACATATCGCCCTGGGTATCGAACAGCGGCCCGGCATCGTCCTGCGGAACAGCGGTGCGCGCCTTGCTCTGCTGCTGGCGGGCTTCCATCTCGCGGCGCTCATCGGCCTTGCGGGCCTCCGCGCTGCGCTCGGCGCTTTGCTCGGCGCCGGGGATGACAGCCTGTTCGCCTGCTTCTGTGCGCTCAGTTTGAGGGATTCCCGTGGCTGCAGCGGGGGCCTCATTGGGCTCAGAAGCGGCGTCGCTTACTGCTGTGGCTGCGGGCTCTTCCGCTTGGCCGACATCAGCCCGTCGATCATCTTGAGCGACTCCCGTGCCTCGGTTTTCTGCTCCGGGCTGGCCTTGGGATCGTCCAAGATCGCCCGGTTCTTCCGATGCAGCATCGCTGCCTCGCGCTGTTTCCCCGTCTGCGGGTTGCTCAGCCAGTCGCGTTTCGGGAGATTGTTTGCCATAGCCATCTGCTTTTCTGTGAAGGTTCCACCATACCGCATCTTCGACGTTTCCGCCACGGTCGTTCAGGATGCCAATGATCTCTTGGCGACGGCCAGCGGCGACGCTGCCGGACATGCCGATCTCGGACATCACGGCATCCACACTGCGCGCCACGTATTCCATCCGCTCGGAAGGGGTCGAGATGTCCTCCTCCGGGTGCGTGATGACCACGGCGGCATCCTCAACACCTCCAAGGTCGATTTCCTCTGGATCCGGGTCGGCGGCCTCGAAACGAGCCTGCGCCTCTTTGGCATCGGCGGCCATCTGCAGATCGGCTTGCTCACCTACCTGCACCGGGGCACCGCGCATCTCGCTTTCCAGCGCATCGATGACGCCCTGCCGGTTCAGATAGCCGTTGCCATCCTCGCCTACCTCATAGCGGTAATCGCCCCACTCATCGGCCGGCAGGTTATCCCAATCGGAGACGCCATTGCTATTGAACAGGCCGGGGTGAGTGCGCGCGTTGATCCCGCGGGCTTTCAATTCCTCAGCCAAAGGCGATCCCGGTTTCACCGTGAGCCCGCGCGTCTTGAGCTCGTTTGCGACCGGACGCTTCTGAAGCGTGGTATTGCCCCGCGCCTTGCGCTCTACGACCTCGACCGGCCCTGCCGCCTGGGGAAGATCCAACGGCGCGACATCGGGACCAGTTTGTTCTTGAGGCTGCTCTGCTTCTTGACGGGGCGCGGATGGCTCATCGGCAATCGTCTCTTCCTTGCTGGCTTCTACCTTCGGTGTCGGCGCGGGGGTGGTGTCTACCTCTACCGGCGCGTCGGGGGTGATCTTTTCGATCTGTCCCGTGGTCGGGTTCAGGCGGACGAATTCGCCGGTCTCGCGGCCTTTCTCGTCCATGACCGGCAGAACCTCTGCATCTCCACCTTCAGGCTGTGCTGGTGCCTGGGTCATTGCCTCAGGCTCAGGGATAGCGCCTGCGGCAACAGGGGCCTGCTCCTGAACAGGTTGTGCCGGTGCCTGCGGCGTCTCTCCCCCGGCAGGGGCAGCGTTGCTCGGCAAATTGGAGGGGGGATTTGTGGGGGCATTCTGCGCGACGGGCTGCACCGGGGCCTTCCCACTCAGCAGATCCTCGATCGCGGCCTTGCCGTCATCGATCACAGCATTTGGCAGCGGGCTCGCCCGGTCGGCTTCCGTCAGCCGAGGGCTATCCAAGCGTTGATCATCGCGTGGCGTCGAAGCGATAGCGCCAAGACCGCCACCAAGGATGGCGCCGATCAGCGCGGCCTCACCGGCCCCGTCGAAAGCATTTTGGTCAGGGTTCCATATCCCGCGCGCGATCAGGTTATTGGAGATCTCGGTCATCGCTTCCTGCGCGCCTTCTTCGCCAGCAGAGCGGAACGCGTCAGACAGACGGCGACCAAGGGCATTGGCGACCCTGCCCCGCGCCTTGGCCGGAAGGAGGTTCAGAGCGCGCCCGATGGGGACAGCCTCAGTCGTACCAACGATAGCCCCGAGATATGCGGCCGTGCGCGCTTGCTCCTCGCTGGCTCCTTCCTGAATAGCCCGCCGATACATGCCAGATGAATTGACTGCGGAACCCGTTGCGACGATGCCAGGCAGTCCAGTCAGGATTGTCGCGCCAACGAAACCAGCCATGCTGCCGCCGCCTTCGGCCAGCTTTGAAATGAACCGGTCATCAAACTGCGGATCTGGCGTGCCGAACAGCTCCTCGCTGGCCGCGCGGAGCTTGTCGCCTCGCTGGAACAGGGGCCGATCCTGAGCCGCAGGCTTCAAGGGCCCTTCAGCGGTAGCGATAAGAGGCTCATAGGCGGCTACCTTCCGGCGCTCGGCCGCGATCACATCTTGTATCCGCTTCCGCCCTTCCTCGGACATATCCGGGTTTTCTGAGAGCCGCTGTTCAGCAAGGGCGATTTGCTCCCGTGCCCGGTCGACCTCCTCTTGAGCGAAAAGGGCCGATGCATTCGGGTTCCCTGCTCCAGCAATCGCGGCGGCTTCGGGCAGAGACGCGGCCACCTCGGTTGCGCCTCGGGCAAAACGGCTGCCCAGATCTCCAATCGGCTGGCTTTCATCGTCACCCGCCTGTTCCCGGCGCCGCGCGGTCTCCAGCTGCTCATCCACGGAGCCCACGCCAGACAAATCGTTGGCCGGGACCGCAGGGGCATCCGTCAGCCCATCCATATAGGCTGAACGGCCAAAACCGCGCTCTGCCCGCGCGTCATCGGTCTGATCGGCTTGGCGCGGTGGGCGCGCAACTGGCCGCTTGGAAACCGCAGGCGCGGCTTCCTCTACTGGCCCCGCCGTATCCGAGGGGATTAAATCATCAAAAAGGCCGCCTCCAGAGGAAGCGGCCTTGTCATTCTGATCCGGGATCAGGTCGTCAAAAATGCCCATCAGAGGTCTTTCGGTTCAATGCCCATCTCACGCAGGCGCTGCTTGACCTTCTCGGGGTCGGCACCGCGTGCAATTGCGTCTTTCGCATCGGCGATAGCCTGCGACGTATCCGGCTTCTGGCTCTGCCCCGCATCAGGTGCAGGCGGCCCGCCCAAAGCAGACCGAAAGCCATAATTCGTCTGGGTCGAGGTTTCTTCGTATTTGCCATCATCATCCCAGAGCCTGGCCGGGCTCAGCGGGTGGCGCTCCTTCAATTCGGTGGTGGTAACTTCGGTGCTGCCCCACTCGCCCCGCGCGCGCTCAGCCGCCTTGGCAAGAGATCCCTCCTCTTTGATCAGCTGCTCAACACGGGTTTCAAACGCCCCCAGACCGGGCGCTTCGCCCTCAAATGCACCGTTTTCTGCATAGTCTTTGTAGAGCCGGGCCAGATTGTCCGATTCCGTGTTGGAGAGAGCGCGGCCAGAGCGTCCTCCGCTGCCGCCACTCCCGGATCCGCCCTTCCGGTAGCGGGCCTTGGAAGCCGCGCGCGATTCCGCGACATCTTTGTCCAGCTCGGCTTTCTTCTCCATTTTCAGGAGGTCGTCGGCGAGCTTTCTGCGGTCTTCGGCAACCTTCATCAGGCCACCGCCAAGCCCCTGGAGCGCCCCTGCGAATGCAAAGCTCATGTCTGCTGGCCTCCTGCCTGTCGCTGCTGCATCATGGCGTCCATGGTCCTTTGCTGGGCGCCACCGACGCGCTGTTGAACATTCCCGATCAGATCGTCACCGGCCATCTGGCGGATCTGCTCGGATTGCTCCTGAACCATTTGGGGGTCGATAAGGCCCGCCTGATCCAAGGCCTCGCGCACCTTGTCCGCCGCCAGATAGTAGGCGGTCTCGATTTCATCCGGCTCGATCCCTTGCTCGCCCGCAGCCTCGGCCACCATCGCGATCTCCTGAATCACCTCCCAGCCACCATGCACCAAGATCTCCGGCGGGATCTCATGCCCGTTCTTCTTGGCCTCCATGTAGATCCGCTGAGCGATGCTCGCCCCAATCGACGCCATCGCATCGGTCTGGTTCGGATGCTTCTTGAACATCTGAACCACTTTCGGCAGGAACTTCTCGTCCCACAGAAGCTTCATGCACATCCCGACGAAGCGGTTGTACTGCTCTTGCAGCTCAGGCGCCGCCTGTTTGCCCTGTGCCGCAGAAAATCCTTTGGGCTGCTCTTGAGCCCCTTCCTGCTGCGCAGGCGCGGCGCCCTGCCCCTCTTTGAGAAGATCGGCAAATCCGTTCATGGGAGGTCCCCTTTATGCCTGGACGATCTGACCGGCGTTGCGGTCATACCGGAAACGCTTGGCGCCGGTTTCCATCCGGTTCCGATACTGTTCACCGAGACGCTTGCGCTTCTCGGTTTGACCAACACGCAGGCCTTCGTTGGATTGCGCATCGGCCCGCTCAAAATTGTTGGTGGATGCAGCCTGCTCGGCCTCAGGGCTTTGCCCCTGATCCCAGAACCGAACCGCGTCACCAGCACCCTCGTAGCTGTCGCGGACGCGCCGGTCCTCGGCCTCCCGCATCGCTTCTTCCTGTTTGTACTCGTTTTTCTTCATCATGGCGGTGCCGATGCCGGAGACCACGCCCCCCATGATGGTGGCGAAGGCGGATGTGCCCGCCGCTGCTGCGGCACCTGCACCTGCGGCGGCGGCGGCTCCAGCCCCGGCCGCAGCAGCGCCAGCCCCTGCGGCGGGTGCAAAGATGGTGCCAAGTGCTGGAAGCATTGGGAGGCTCATATCAGAGTCCTTTCTCGTAAAGCCCACCGACCAAGCCGAAGCCATGCCGTCTGGTCAGGAGGGCGCCTATTGCGTCCGGGTTTGTGATTGCGTCTGTGATCGCGTAGCGGTGCAGGACAGGATGATCGGCGCTGTCCGCCCAATCGATGAAAGCATCCAGCACCCCCAATGAAGCCCGGGCGCCGGATCCCGGCTCGGCGAACCATATCAGGTCAGATGCCACCGAAACATCAAGGCAGGCATAGAGCGGCTGAACAAAGCCGACAAAGAGCGCGGACAACCCGCCCCCTGACTTTTCCGCGACGATGACGCGACCATTGCATTGCGGCGCCTCGGTCTGTCCGCTGATCAGATCCATAGCGACCCGGCGTAGCGCATTGCGATCGATATGCACGCGCCCCGCGAACTTTGAGGACGCCAGCGCCAGATCCATGAGGCGACGGATCTCCGGGATGTCGGAGAAGCGCGCCGCCCGGATTTCACAACTCACCGATTACCGTCCAGGGTATGTGGGGCGAGTTGTGTTGGTGTCAGAACTCGCGCTTGAGGTGTCGCCGCCATCCGCTTTATCGCCTTCTTCAGGCTCAGGGGCGGTAATATCGAAGTTACCACCAGCCCAATCGATCTTGGTGTCGAAGAGATCGGACACCATGTCGACCTGCAGGTTCAGAAGCTCCCCGGCGTTTTGCAGCAATGCTTCGCGCTCTCCGGCCGGAAGGTTGGGGTTCCCGAGGATAGAGTTCAGCGCGTTCTGATACTGGCTGTTCATGGAGGTGACCATTTCAGACATGCTGTTCTTGGTCTGCTGATCCACATCGATCTGAGCGAGACGTTCGCGCATGCCAGACTCCATGCGCATCAACTGGCGCCGCGTCTTCGCATCCATCTTGGCCAACTGTTTGTCCGACGCCAGCTGGATCTTTTGAAGTTGGCGCTCCTGCTGAAAGGCCCGGTCGGTTTGTCCGCGCTCGAACTTCTGATCCCGCTGTTGAATTTCGAGGTTCTGGCGGTACTCCTCCCTGGACAGCCCGAACTGCTGTTGGAATTCCTGCTCGGACAAGCTTTGGGCCTGCGCGAACTCCTGTTCTGAGAGCTCGCTCTGAAACGCCTGCTGATCCTCCTGCATTTCGCTCTGGAAGCTCTGGTCCCGTTTCTGGAGCTCCAAACCCTGCCGGTACTCCTCACGCGACATCTTGAACTGCTGCTCGAACTGCTGATCCGAAAGCGATGACGCCTGCTGGAACTCCTGCTCAGACAGGTCGGCCCGCTGCGCCGCTTCCTGGCTCGAAAGGGCGCTGGCGAACCCGTACTGCTGCTCATTCTCGCGCAGCCGGTGGCCTGCCTCTCGGTCGGACATTTGGCCGGCGTGGCGCTGTTGCGCCTCCTGGCTGGCCATCGGCACCACTCGATCCAACACTGCATTTGCCGCTTCGCCAGCCGCCGCCGATGAATTGAGCATGCCGCGGCGGTTCGCGTTTTGCGCTCCCTGCGTCCTGGCTCGGGCCATCAACGGGTTGTCCTTACCCATCATTTCGCCTGCGATTTCAGACACATTGGTCGTCGGATTTTCCCCATTCAACGCGGCACCGAAGCCCCCGGCCATCGTCTGACGGGGAATGGACTGACCGCCCTTTTGGCGCTGCAACCGTTTCTGCAACGTCGAGATTTCCTGTACGGCCATCACAGCCTCCTTGATGTCGGGTTACAGGCCGCTCAGGCCAGTAGGAAAGCCCCGCGCGCTGGCGGAGCAATCTTATTCAAGTCGGATCACCGTCCGGCAATGTTTGTGCCAGCACCTCAAAGGACTGACCGGATGCCATCAGGCAGGTAATGCCATTGGGCATTGTCACGGTGATGGTCCATGTACCTGTCTCGGTAGAGGCAAATGTCTCCATCATCACGCCCTGCCCGCCGATGCCGACGTTCTGGCGGCTTTCGCCGTATTTGTCGGCCAGCCGCTCGATCACCACCTCGCGGGGTGCGCAGTTCCGGCCTTGGGCCGCAGCCGTGATCGGCAGGAGGCACATGAGCGCGAACATAATTGCGCGCATATTTTCACCCCCTTTCTGTGTCTAAGGGATCAGGTGTTCCCAGCCCGGGCAGGCCAGTGAAAAGGACGCATAGCTTTCCTGAATGTCGTCCTTGGTCGTGGCGGTGTCCTGGCGGGATCTGGTTGCAAGGCTGTTACCCCATTGGCGGCACAGCTCAGCTTCGGTGTCGGTTTCAGTCTCGATAGCCCGCGTCGTCGTATGCCCGCACGCGGTCAGGAAGATCGCGCTCAACAGTGTCGCGGATAGCAGTCGCTTTTTCATGGTCCCGTGCCTTCGCTTCGATGTACGTCTCGTTGCGCCCCTCGGCCTTCTTTGATCGTCCCCAGCCCCAGAGCGCGCCCAGGGTGGCGAAGACGCCGATGGCCCACGGCAGCAGATCCGCCAGCAGAGCGGAGATCATTGCGCCTTTTCCTTGGCCGTCCAGCTGGCCCAGAAGCCCAGACCGGCCATCAGGACACCGACCAGCGCAGGCCACCCGGCGCCGCCGACCATGGAGCGGATCAGGGCCGCAGGATCGTCAGACGCCATGATGAGCGCCAGCACCGGGCCGGTTGCGGTCAGCAGGTGGCGCAGCGCGCCCTGGACCTTCGGGTTCTTCAGTCGGTTCATGATCAGGCCTCGTTGTTGCTGATGGGAACGCCCGAAGGCGTCAGGTGGATCGGCCGCCCGGTCACTGGAACACCGATGGGCCAGCGGGACGACAGAAGGCGGTCCTTTGCGATCCGCGTGACAGTCACCGCGTTGGATTGGTTGCCGCCAAGCACATGGAAGTGGCTGTCATCCTCGCCGAAGTAGAAACCAACGTGCCCCTGCCAGCTGGTCCGGGATACGCGCCAAAACACCAGCGTGGCGCCAAGCACCGGATCCGTGCTCTGCCCCCAAGGCTGCCAGTTTCGGGCGCCAAGCGGGTTTTCCGGCAGAGTGATGTTCGGATCGGCAAGCCGGTGGCAGGTGGCCACGAATGCCCCACACCACGGGATGTCGCGAGGGTCGATCCACGACACAGACTGATCGAACCAGCCCCGCAGGCGAGAGGTGTTGCGCTGCTCATGGAGGCCGCGCACCTTGGCCGCCTCCTGCATCCACGGCAGCCGGTTCTGTACCAGCGTCTCTACCGGGCGCAGCGCGGCCAGCGTCAGGGGGCCAATGAAGGGTCGCGCGCGGAATCCGATGGATCTCTTGAAGGCCACCACAGCCGCGTCTGTCCGCGGCCCGCGCACCCCATCAATCGGCCCTGGATCCAAGCCCAGGGCGCGCAGCCGGGTCTGCACCCAGCGATAGTCGATTTCCATGACTGTATCCTCGGTTAGAGAGAGATGACCGCGAGCCCCAGAAGCACCCAGATCACGGCTGAGATTGCGACGCGGAAGGCAAGGACACGAGGCCCCCGCAATGCGCAGCGAAGCCTTTTCCGCGTCCGTGTCATTTGCCAGCCCCCCGCTTGGCGAACCGGGCCACCACCGCGCGCTTGACCTCGCCCAGCAGATCGTGAGCGACAAAGGCAGCGACAAAGGCCACCAGCGCAGCGACCGCCGGATGGCTGAAGTCAAACCGCGCCTGCAGGCCAGCGACAATCACCGGGCCGCCAAGGGCGCCGACGAAGCCGTTGAACCCGAAGATCACCATGGCCAGGCGCAGCCGCAGATCTTCCATTTCCAGAACCGCCAGCACTGCGCCAGCAAGGGCGGCGATGACCACCGGCCAGCTTGTCCCGGCCTGCATCAGCCATGTTCCGGCCACGGCTGCGGACCCGGCCGATGCCGAGCCAATCGTCTCAATTCTCATAGAAACCTCACAAATCGACGTATTCGAGATACACAGCCACGTCCTCGTCGGAGACCTTCCGGCTGCTGTGATGGAAGGTCACCCCTCCCTCCCCTTTTAGCTCGAAAACTCGGTCGATTTCTTGGCGCGGTGGAATTGTGTGCCCGACATTCATGGCAAGCGACGTGAAATCGAGACATTCGCCTACGTATTTTGACAACCTGTCAGAGGCAGTCTCAGGCGTCGGCCAAGTCTCCCAATACGGCTCTGGGTAAACATCACCGCCTCCGCTATTCCAAACAGTCAGAGAGGCAGAAGGAAACGGATCAGCCATGGTGATCGCCCCATTGATTTCGATACTTACCTCACCAACCATTCTTCCACCTCATCGCTTACATCGCGCATCTTGATCCAGCGGGCGCCCACGGGCTGACCCTTGAGGACGCGAAGCTTGCCCATCAGGCCCACCGTGTCCCATTCCGGCCTGTCGGCGCGCGGCGTATATTCCTGTGAAGGGTCATATTCCGGGTTCAGCTTGCGGCGCTGCTGCGTGACGCGCTCGGCATCAGCCGGGACCGCTACACCATCCGGCACCTCGTCAGCTGCATAGCTATGCTCGATTTCCCGGGTGGTCTGGCGCTGCACCTCGACCATGCGCGGCTCTTGGTGGATCACCTGCTGGCTCTCATAAATCGGCTGAGCAGGCTCCACCTCGCTGCCGTCCTCATCCAGCACCGGATCAGTCATGCCGATCTGCACCTGCCGCATCACCGGATCACCGTTTTCATCCACCAGCGGGAACTCATCAAAGAGCGGCACCTGTACAGTTTCGGTCACAACGGTTTTGACCGCCACGCCATCCACCACCTCGATCACCTCGCGGGTGCGCTCCTGCGCTTGGCTCGCCTGTTCATGAACCGTCTCGGTTTCGGTGACGACCTCGGACCAGCTCAGTGCCTCGTAATCTTCCCGGATGTAGGCCCCGAAGGCGTCCCGCAGATACTTGCCCTTCCAGCGATCAATATCGCCGTCACCAACCACGGACGGATTGGCAGAGATGACACCGATAATGTCTTCCGGGTCATCCAGCCATGTCGCCGGACGTAGCTTGAACCCAGGCAGGCGCGCTTTCCCGCTCTCGTCGCAGAACATATAGAGGTAGGAATGGACCTTGCCGGTGGCGATGCGGGCCAACACAGCGTCCACTGCTGCCTGATCACCGCCTACCCGCGCCTCCACCTTTGCTCGAAGTTCTGTGCTTGAAAGAACCTCCTCAGCCTCAACAGTGTCGAGGACGACAGAGATACCGGCAGCAGTTTTACGCTGACGTTTCCACTCTTTGAGCCAATCCAGATGAGCCAGCGCCCATTCGAAGTATTCCGCATAGTCCGCCCCGCCGCCCGTCCAGGAGCCATCGCAGGTTCCGTTACCATCTGCGCGAAGTCGGAACTCGGAGTCTGCAAAGTTACTGCTGTACGCCTGCAGGAAATCGGCTGTTGAATTAGCCGCGCGATGCATATTGAGGGATAGCATATTATTGCCGTAGCTGGCGTTCGTTACATCCACTCTTACCCCCGGCAAGGTGCCGCTGTCCTCCAGAGCATGTACCTTGGCCTCTACCGTAGTTACACCAAGACCTAGGTTCCCAGTTGGCGAGATACGCATAGCCTCGGCTGGCGCTGCATTTCCCGACACATTAAACGACATCCCGATGTACCCAGAAGCGGTGCCCCGCACACAACTGATAGACGCATATCTGTCCGTTCGATCTGAGTGCATTGCCAGTAGTGGCACAGCATTATTGTCAGTAGAGACACTGCTGATAATCGATACGCCATCAATCGCAGTAGCCCAGCTAGACGAGCTGTTCGGGGCAATAGCAATAGAACCGTTACGGACATCGAGCCTTTCGATGGGTGAGCCTGTGCCGATACCTACATCACCGTTCCCATCAACGCGCATCTTTTCCGATCCGCCCGGGCCTAGTGACAAATAGTGCACACCACCGGACCAGTCCCAAGACATACCGACGATGTTTCCGGTCCCGGCGCTGTCTGGAACGCGGATGTCAAAACCATCGGTGTCATAAGACCGAACGCCCATTTCAGCGACAATATTACCACTACGTTTCACAAGGTAACGAGAGCCGTCTGTTGTGCTGTCGACACTCACTGTGCTGCCGAATTCCCCATATGAATTCGCGGTCAGCGTCGTAACCGCCGCCGGTGCAGGATCACTTTGGCCAATGGTCGCTCCGTCAATAGATCCGCCGTCAATGTTTACCGAGTCCGCCGCCTGCGTGGCGATACTGCCGAGGCCGATATCGCTGCGGAGCGTGGATTTGTTGGTGGCTTCATTAAACCGCGGCGCGCCGGTGAACGCAGGGTTGCCAGAGAATACCAGATCGGCGCCAAGGTTTGCGGCGATCCCGGCCATGTGGGAGCGGTAGAACCCCATCAGCACCATCGCGGTGCCGTTGAAAATGAGTTCCACGATGTCGCCGGAGGTCAGATCACCGGCCTCAACATCTGTCCCGTCCAGCCGCTTGATCGCGCGCGCACCAAGGCTGTCTACGTTTAGGGTCGATGCGCCGGTGTTTGTTGCGGGGATCTGGAGGCGAAAGCTCTGGCCCGCAGCATAGGCTGTAAGGGTCGCAGGCATTGCGGCTGCATAGGTATTGGCGCTGCCGGTGGCCACGGCGTAGTGAACCGCATTCTGCTCCAGCGCGTTTTTATCCGGAAGCTTGTCGAAGCCAGCCGCGATGGCATCGAATTTAGCCCGCATTTCAGCTGAGCGCGCCTTGGAGTTCCGGCTGAGCGGCGAAGTGTTGTTGAAAAAATCGTTGCTCATCGGATCGCCCTCCGAGGCGTGAAGTTGATTGTCAGCGAAGAAAGGACGTGCGGCTGCTCATAGATCGCGTCAGACGAGAGCGCGATTGAGACGTTTTGCCCGACCCCGTTGAGCTCCATCTCTGCCTGCCCCTGAACGGCGGCATCCCAATAGAAGTTGTCCCAGAACGCGGTGTCCCAGAAGCCACCGCCACCAGCGAAGGAGAGATCGGCCTCCGCACCAGACGGGATGTCCGGGTTTCCGAAATCGAAGTCGCTGGCATAGGTCAGACTGATCCCGGATCCTCCGTCAGAAACCTGCAGCACGCCTCTGTGATACCGCTTCATCACGGTTGGGGCGCCCTGGTGCAGGAACGACAGCCGCATGAACGCCTCAACAATCTCGCCGTCAGCGGATGTGCCCCTGTCGATCTGGTAGACGAAACCATCGCTGGCACCGGCCAGCAGGATCTCATTGCCTGCACTGTCCTCCCCGGACACGACCACTGAAGGCGTGAAATCCATCAGCAATGGCATGCACTCCGGGTTCTTCCGGCCGAAGTAGATGCTGATGCATGTCGCATCGCTGAAATAGAGGCGGTACTGATCCTTGCCCCGCACCCGCAGCGCGCCGACCGGAGCCACCCCGTTTTCGCGCTTCGACCGGATCAGCGGCTCGATCAGCTGGGTCTTGGTCCCGATCTTCCAGTTACCGAAGGATTGGGCGGCGCTCATGCTCCTGACGCCCTGATCATCCAGAAAGTAAGGCTGGCCGACCACCTCCAGCGTGTCCGCGACTGCGCCGGAATCCTCGGCGATGTCCTGAAGGTCGAAGTCGCTGGTATCGTTCCCTTGCAGGTATCCGATCTTGTTGCGGCCGGTGATGATCGTGGCGGTCCTGGTGGAGGATTTGAGCCCGGTCAGATCCTGCCCGAAACCGATCTCCCCGGCCCCGGCCACGGCCCGCGCATCCAGAGGTTCGCCAGTGCCGGCATAGAGGATGGAGCCGCCATCATATCCGGTCATCAGGTGATTGGCGTGGACCGAGATGAACTTCGGCTTGTCGAGCGAAGTGGAGATGTTCTTTCGCACCGGCGCGAACACCACGCCGTCCCATTCAAAGGCAGGGCCGACACCATTGACGCCATAGAGGCGCCGCAGGTTCGAGGTGCCGAAGAAGTTGTGGGTGACGGTGCGATACTTCCCGCCCGGTGGAAGGGTGATTGCCGCCTGTGCCGAGCTGGCGGTTGCAGTTCCCCCCGAAGTGCCGCCCGTGATCGTCTCGGCCGCCTGAAAGGTGCCGGTGATCCCAGACAGCACAAGATAGCCTTCCCCGGAGCCGTCCCATGCCCCATCCAGCATCGCCACACGCTCAACCGTCGCTGTTGCGCCACTGGTGCCCCCGGTGACTGTCTCACCCTCCCGTAGGGCCGCGATATTGCCGCTCGTGAAATCCAGCGTGTGCCCGAGGCTCTGCGCCGCCCACCCGGCGCTTGTGGCCTTGTGCATGACCGCTGCCGTGCCCCCGGCGTTGTTGCGCCAGGCGTAGACATCGCCCTTGTAGGTGGCCACGCCCAAGACGCTACCGGATCCCGGCACCGCGGCGATAACAGCCCGGCGCTTCTCGATCGCCGCTTGCAGGTAGCTGTCGTCGTCGGCGTCATTGCTGGCGCCGGTTTCAACCGCTGTGCCATTGGCATAGGCAACGGTTGCCGCTGAGACCTCCAGCGCCTCGTTATCCTGAAAGGTGCCGGAGACGTTGTAGAGCACCAGCATGCCAGCAGCATCGCCCCCTCCCAATGAGCCAGACGAGATGGTCCCGTCCTGAACCGCGATGCCGGTAGCGCCTGATGTCGCCCCGGTCACCGTGTCGTCCTCGCTGATGGCCGTGGAACCCTGATCGAACTCCAGCACCCAATAGGAGGCGGCTGAGGGCTTAGGCTGGCCGTCCAGGCGCTCATAGCCATCTATTCGGCGGTATCCGCGTGCCTCGCTCTCATAGTTCTGAGAAGAAATGCAGAACCCGGGCGGCACCCGGTTGGCCGGTGTCACCAGATCAAGGCCGCCCTGAAGGACAACCGTGCTTTGACGCTGTGCCATCAGGCGAGCGTCCCGCGCATTTTGATCTCCGGGAGCTGATGCAGGCGCAGGTCTGACATGACCCGACCATAGTTTCCGTTCCATACCGGCAGCTGCTCGAACGCTTCATCAAAGGTTCCGAGCTTTACCAGTGCCAGCCACTTGATTGCGGTGTGGAATTCGGCAGGCATCTCTGGGGTGTGAGCATCCAAGGAAAGCGTCTGAGGCGCTTTGTGGTAGCCCCCTCGGATCGTGTAGGCATCATCTGGGATCGGCCAAAAGCGCAGCTTGTTGGAGTTGTCCACCGTGAAATAGACCGGCTTGTCCTGCCGTGAGGCCTCGCTACCAACCATCAGGTGGCGCCGAAAATACGACCAATCGCGATAGGTGAGGAAACCCTCGTCGGCCTGCCCGAGAGATGTCTTGTAGATGGTGAACAGGTTCTCCCCGTCCTCACCATAAAGAACCCAGCGAGAGAACCGTTCGGCGATCCCCATTGCGGCAGAATCGTACTGCTGAACAGTCGCCACGGTCTCGCCGGAGAAGTCCTCCTGCATCCAGCGCCAGGCGTTCTCCTCCCGCTGGATGTCCTCATAGGCCTCGGTCACCCATCCCATGATGCGGAGCAGGCGCCCGGTTTGACCTGTGGTCGTCTCAGGCTGGCCGATGTTGGAAACTGTGCCGCTGTCTTTGGCGACTTCCTGGCACAGTTTGAGAAAGGTGCTCATCCCCGGTTATGCCGCGTAGGAGAACGGATATTCTTTGACCACGCGGGGTTCGCGCAGGCCAGTTTCCATTTCCTGCATCGAGGTATCAGCCGTGATAGGCGGGTAAACGAACTTCTCGGCGTTTTCGAGAATTTCGACATACTCGACCGGGATGGCATACGGCTCGTTGCGCGGGATATAGAGCTGGACGCCGTTGCACGACACCGGCACCGGTTCGGATCCCCCAGGCTTCTCCTGCTCCGGGATCACGATTGCCACGCACATGCGCTCTTTGCCGCCGAATTCGTGCATGAACTCGCGGGGCCGCGGCTTGCCGTTGGAATCGCTGACAGCGGGGATTTCGCTGGACTTCTTCAGCGTTGGGATGGTGTCTTTCGTCCACCCTGCGGTTTCGATCAAAACCTTGATGTCGTCCTTCTTGGCACCTTCAGGCACCTCCAAACCCATCATCAGTTCCGCGAATTGGGTGAGCTGCGTCAGGTTGGCCTTGCTGACGGCGACGTGTTCAACGGGCAATCCCTGTTCCATCAGGAAATCTCCTCTTTGGTATATTCGACGCCCCCGGCGTTGTGCAGCGCATCCAGCGCCTCACGGGGCAGAACCTGCGGCTCATTGATCCGCAAACTGAAGCTTCCGACGCCGTGAACATGCAGCGGCAGCGGATCACACGGCGCATCCAGAATGGTCAGCCGGATCTCACCGGGCGGCGGGGTTTCAGTGTTGGTCTCCACCAAGGTTTCGCCAAAGGCGTCACGCTCGTCGGTGGTGATGGTGTCGAAGCCTGCGGCCTTGAGGGCGGCATTCAGGGGCTTCATCTTCGGCAGGCCATCAGCGGTCATATCATCCGCGCTCAGTCCTCCCACGGCGGCCTGATAGGCCTCCATCGTGGTCTCGGTCATCTCATGGTCCTTTCGCAAAGGAAAAGGGCGCCGAAGCGCCCCTCTCGTTGATCAATGGTGGAGGTTTATTCCTCGCCCCACGCCACCCACATGATGGTTTCGCCGGAAGCGTTCACATCAGCGTCGGCGCCGATGGTGAAGCCGATTGCAGCAGATGCTTCCGACCCGGCGTAGGGAGTGATCCCGCCGGTTGCGACCTGAGCGTTCGTGCCAGCGGCGACGAATTTGTACCCCTCGCCGTCTGTCATGTCTTGCGTCCAGTCCAGCGTTGCATCGCCATCGATGTTGATCAGCTTGACGTAAGCAGGGGTGAAGCCAAGCTCCACGTTGATTGCCGCAGCCGTGCCTTCCACGGTCCCGGTCTTGAAATGACCCTTGCTCATAGCGGGCCTCCTTTCATGTTGTCAGGAAGAGAAACGGGGGCCACGACAGCCCCCGCAGCACCGATCAGAGCTCGGTGACGCCAACTTCGAGGCGGGCCATCCACGTCTGGTTCAGGATCAGCGATGCGAACCAGGTCTTCCAGCCGACATAGCCGCGCTGACCCAGCGGGTCATCCTTGGTCTTCTGACCGACAGGAATGACGGTCGGGGAAACCGCGCCCTGGCCACGGATGGCGACAACGCCGTAGGCGTCCATGCCGAAGAACAGGATCGGGTAGACATCCACGTTGGTGGAGTCCGCGGCAACCATGCTGTTCAGCGTGTCGGAACCAGCGGCAAGGAAGGGGTCAAGATCCGCCGACAGGATGTAGCGCACATTCTCGACCGAACCGATTTCTTCCTCGCAGACCGGCTTGACTTGGCCGTATTCGGCCACCGGCGTGAAGCCAGCCAGATTGCGAATATCAGACTCGCAGTCGGTGTGCCCGACAGCGATGTAAGCGGCTTCAATTGGCTTGGTCGCGTAATCCGGAGAGCCGGACAGCATGCGGGTGATCTTCTTGGCCTTCTGGGCCTTCAGATACCGGGTGACGGCGCGCTGCTTGTTCAGCGTGATCGCAGTGTTGACCCCGGCCCGCGTGGTGCCGTTGGCATAGAAGACAGAGGTGCCTGCCTTGACTGTGCCGTAGGTCAGCGCCTCGATGGTGCGGCCCAGGTTTTCGCCGGTCTGAAGGGTTGCGTCCTCCAGAACCGGGTCTTCGTGGGTGTCTTCGATCACATCGGTGATCCCGACCACCATGCCATACTGGCTGAGGTTCGTGGAGACGTCCTCATACTGGAAGGCCGTGGTGGTCGGGGTGACGCCTTCAACCAGCGGCGTGGTTACAGCCGCGAACACCTTGGGGCGACGGAACTTGGCCGCCGTCGATTTGTTCTTCGGCATGCGGATTGTTTTGGCGAACTTTTCCAGCACCGTGACGGGACCGGCGTGTTTCAGCATCTCGCGGGCAGCCCACACATTCGTGCGCTGGGAGATACCAGAGGAGGTAGAAGTGGTCATGCTCATGGCGATGTCCTCAGATTAGGCTCTGCGCCGAACTGTCAGCCAGACCGTGCTTTTTTGGCGTCCATTGCAGCGAAGTGGGCCCAGATCAGATCAGGATCATCAGTATCGGGCGGAAGGTCGCCGGATACCTTCTGTGATCCTGTCGTGCGGGTTGCTGCGGCGCCTGCAAGCTGGCGGCTGCGGCGGCGTTCAAGCCGTTTTTCGGTTTGGGTTGCAGCCTGCGGATCCGCCGTTTCGGCTTCCCCTTCTGCGGGCTGAGATGCATTCCCCTGGCTGGCTTCCTGAAGCGCGGCTTTGAAATGAGAGACAACGAGCGCGGCGGCGGTGCCATCCACGAACCGGTCAAGGTTTGCGGTGTAGGCATCACGGATGACCTTCGGCTGATCTTCGATCCACTCCTGGAAAACCTCGGCGTTGTCTTTGACAACATCCATGCCGTCCGGGTGAGTTTCTTCGAAAGTGGCGATCTCCTTTTCCTGCATCTCGCGCAGTTCTTCGGTGATCACTTCTGTCCGCTGCTCGTCGGCGTCCGAGAGGTCTTTGAAACGGCCCTTGAGGCTTTTTACCTCATCAACGAGCGGTCCCACGACATCCCCGTATTCCTCGGAGAGAGATGCAAGCCGGTCCTCGGCCTGCTCAGCGGTGCCATTGGCATCCTTGCGGCGCTTGATGGCATCCAGTTCTTTCTGGAGCCGGTCAGCACGTTTTTGCTGTGCAATCGATCGGGATTGTTCCGAACGAAACTTCTGCTCCAGATCCTTGGTCTGGTTCTGAAGCTCTTCCAGCGTCGGGGTTTGAGTGTCTTCGTCGCTGTCCGCTTCGGCGCCGTCACCGTTGCCGTCATCCGTTTCAGCAGTGTTCTGGTCGTCGTTGGGAGCATCATCGTCGTCGGCACCGGGTTCTTCGCCGGTCTCGCCTTCGATGGTGGCATCCTCTTCCAGCTGCTCTTCGAGTTCTGCGGCTTCCGGGTCTTCCCCAGCAGCGGCGGCCTCTTCAGCAGCCAGTTCCTTCCAGATCTGGTCTTCGTCGGTTGTGGCTTCGCCGGCCATCTCATCGGCGGGCGCGGTGGTGTTTACCTTGTCGGTCATTGTCGATGCACTCGATCATTGCGGCGGCGCGGTGCGCGGCCGGTTGCGGGGTGCGGCCCATGCGGGCGGCGTTGGTTTTCGGGGTGGGCATGCGCCCGGGCTGGAACGGGTCGCCTACTTGGCGTCCGGTTCTAGTTCTGGTTCCACCTCATCCATCAGGTGGCGTAGCTCTTTGATCCTGCCTTGAAGCCGGTGGATCATCACGGGGTCGCTCTGGTGCTCCAGAGACTTCCTGTGGTCCTCGATGCGGCTGGCGATGTGCTTGCGAACAGCCTTCCACTCGGAGGAGTACCTGACATGCGAAAGAGGGATCAAATCGCCCCCCCGGCGCTGACACCGGTGCGCTGTTTCTCCGCGACCTCAACGGCCAGGCGGCGC